TGATGAATCGGAAAGGAACTTTATGATGAATGTGATCTACAAATCCAAAGCCCAAATGGCTAAAGAAACCGAAAAGCAAGTCAAAGCATTCTTGCGTAAGGGTGGTTCGATCGAGATTGTAAAACCTCGCAAGACTCCCAAGCAAAAAATGACTTGCAAAAATTCTCGTGGCTTCTGTGGTGGAACTTCTGGTTTTGCTACTGGCTTTCCTACTAAATCACTTTAAGGAATTACTATGTTGTCATGGAACGAAATGTCTAAGTTGGAACAAGCCCAATGCACTTATTGGGATATGTACAAGGATGCATATGGTGTTCGTCCTCGTGGCATCGATACTTCCAGCTGGACGCTGGATCAATTTGATTCTGAATTCAAAGTGTTGGGTGAAGTGATTGAGCGAGAAGAATTTGCTCGCAAGGTTGATGAAGCCATCAATGCTGTTGAGTTTGAGAAGCGTGTTGATGACCTCATTGCAAGTGGTGCGCAAAATCGTGACACAGCAATGCGTTGGATTCACGATGCCGAAGGTTCACAAGGTGATGATGAATACCTGTGTTTCCTGCTCGGTTTGCGTTATGGTTATTTTCGTAAAGTTGCTTAAAGGAGTTTGTTATGGGTTTGGATATGTACTTGTCAGCGAAGAAATACATGAGTCGTCATTTCGATGCAGCTGACACACAAAAGATTAATGGCATCAATGAATTGTTTGGTGTTGAGGGTGACGAAGATGGTGACTATGGTGCACAAGAAGTAATTTTCCGTGTAGCCTACTGGCGTAAAGCCAATGCCATCCATGACTGGTTTGTTCAGAATGTCCAAGATGGGCGAGACGAATGCCAAGAAGCATGGGTGAGTCGTGAGCAGCTGCAAGAACTCATTGAGTTGTGTAAGCAGATTATCGCTAAACCTAAGAAGGCTGATGAGTTGCTACCGACTCGAAGTGGTTTCTTTTTCGGTGGCACTGACTACGATGACTGGTATATGCATCAACTGCAATACACAGTAGATCGATTCGAGAAAATCCTAGCAGACCCTGCGTTTGCCAAGGGTGTTGACTTCTACTATCAATCGAGTTGGTAATGAAAGTATTCCAAGAGACAACGAAGGACTGGGTAGGGAATGTGAGCAATCACATCTACTACCTGTCTGATGACAAGCGTAAGTTACACGCATTTTATAATGTTGATACTGGTTTGGTGAAGAAGTTTAACAAGCCAATTGGATTCGATCCAAGGTATCGCACCTTTAAGGAATTGAGACGTAAATGAATATCAATGTTTTTCTGAATGAGTTAGCTGCGAATCCCTCACGCAACTTCAAAATTGAACAACTTGAACTTAATCGCAATAACGAAGTTTTGCGTGAGGTCATTCGCCTAGCATTGGATCCATTCACTCAATTCTATCAGCGTAAGATTCCTGCGTACACTGCAGAGGGTGGTGGCTGTTTGGTTAATGCGATGGAAGAATTGTATGAACTTTCCAGCAGGAATGTAACTGGCAATGCAGCTATTCAGAAACTAACTGACATTCTTACAGGACTAGATTCTTGTAACGCTAAAGTCATTGAACGAATCATTCAGAAGGATTTAAAATGTGGAGTCCAAGCATCAACCGCAAACGCAGTGTGGACTGGTTTGGTGAGCGAATATCCATGCATGCTGTGCAGTCAATTCGACCAGAAACTCGTAGACAAGATAAAGTACCCAGCCTACGTCCAATTAAAGATGGACGGGATGCGCTTCAACGCAATCGTCAAAGATGGTAAATGTGAATTTAGGAGTAGAAATGGAAAAGAAATCTTCTTACTTGGTAACCTTGAGCAAGAATTTATTTCTCTTGCTGGCGATGTCGATTGTGTTTTCGATGGTGAACTCATGGTTATGCATCCTGACGATATTCAGTTTATGGATAGGCAGACTGGCAATGGAATCCTCAACAAAGCAAACAAAGGAACCATCTCTGTAAAAGAAGCAGCAATGGTTCACGCCACTGTTTGGGATGTTATTCCATACATCTTATTCCAAGATGGTCATTGTGGAACTCCGTACTCCACTCGATATGCTACATTGAAGTCATTGGTCGAGAAACAACCATCCAAGGATAAGAAGATCTGGTTGGTGACAACTGATGTTGTGAATACCTACAAAGAAGCATTTGTTCTCTTTGAACAATATCTTTCTCAGGGACTCGAAGGAATTATTCTTAAAGATGGCTCTGGTGTTTGGGAAGACAAACGTGCAAAACACCAGATCAAATTCAAAGGCGAACTCGAATGTGATCTGAAGATTGTTGCAGTTGAAGAAGGTAAGGGTAAGGCTGAGGGAATGCTTGGTGCAATTATCTGCGAATCTGCTGATGGTGTTGTGAAGGTTTCTGTTGGTTCTGGTTTTACAGATGCCCATCGCAAGAACTATTGGAAAGAAAACTTAGTTGACAAAATTGTCGCAGTGAAGTATAATTGTCGCATCAAGAACAAAGTTGGAGAAGAGTCTTTGTTCCTCCCAGTGTTCGTTGAAATTCGTGATGATAAAGATGAAGCAGATTCATCAAAGGATATAAAATGAAGGTAGTAATAAATCGTTGTTATGGTGGGTTCTCGTTATCCAAAGAAGCGTGTCAACGCTATTGGGATATTAAGGGACAACAAGTTTGGATCGAAGATGATAAGAAGTTTCGATCGATGGGCTTGTTCACTGTCTGGTTGACACCACCAGATCAAAGAATTGAATCAAAAGAAGGTGAAGAATTCTATGCTATGTCATTGGAAGATCGTCAAGCATACAACAAACAATACTCAGAAAAAACTTGGTATTACCGTGATGTAAGTCGCTCTGATCCAGTATTGGTTCAGGTAGTTGAAGAACTTGGTGATAAGGCTGGTGGTCGTTGCGCTGAATTGGGAATCACTGAGATTCCAGATGGTGTTGCCTACGAGATCGAAGAGTATGATGGTAAAGAGTGGGTTGCTGAAGTCCACAGAACTTGGTATTAATTATGCGTAAAGAACTTGATGAAGCACTGTGTGAAAGATATCCTCTGATCTTTCGAGATCGTAATGAGAATATGCAACGCACAGCCATGTGCTGGGGATTTGAATGCGGTGATGGCTGGTATAACATACTCGATGTTCTATGTGGTAAATTGTGTAGTGAATACTATGCAGCAAAGAGTCGCTATGAATTCATCAAAGATAAAGTTGGTGAGAAAATGTATGGTGGCTCTGGTGATATTATCACACAGGGTGAGATCGATCTCCGTAAACAGATCATGGAAGAAGAAGCAAGTAAAGTTCCAGTTGCTTCTCAAGTAAAAGAGAAGTTTGGTGGGTTGAGATTTTATGTTCAGGCTGCAACTGACAAACACTATAACTTTATTTCGTTTGCGGAGAGTATGAGTTATCGTACTTGTGAAGAGTGTGGTGCTCCAGGAAAACGATACAGCATGGGCTGGCATAAAACCCTTTGTGACATTCATGCAGCAATGGATGGTCGTGATGAAGATCAATCTGATGAAGAAGGAGATGAATAATGTTTTATGGTAAAGATTCTATCGAAGAACGTGTTGAACATCTCCGCAAAGTTGCAAGTGGAGTTGTTAATGTTCCTGCGCCATCTTATTGTATGGGCGAACGCTGGAATGATGAACATCGTATCAAACATGGTTATACCCAATTAGAAGATGGATCATGGGCAACTGTAATTGATGTTGATGCCTATCTCGATAAAATGAAACAAGATATGATTGAAGTTTACGACAACTATCAAGATTCATTGAGAAAGAATCGTTTGCTTGGTCAGAAGAATCATGAGATGGAATATGGGTTGCGTGTTGCTGAAAAAGCATTGAAGAAATCACTTGAACTAACTAAGGAGATGATTGATGAGTAAGTATGTTTTGGTTGAGACAATCTCTCAATTTCGTCAGCGTTATATTATTGAAGTGCCAGATAATCATAATGATGGTGAGTTTCCCTGTACAGCTACACAGTGGGCTGAAGATACAGTTACTATGGAAGAGATGAAAGAATTTTCTCAGTTGTGGCTCGGTGAAGTTATTACTAGCAGTCGTGAAATCTCTAGGGAAGAAATTGTTCCTCTTTGCGATAAAGATAATGACTACTGCCAGTCATGGGATGACGAAAAGAAAATCGAAGTATTCGTCACTCCAGCCAATTT